AGCCGCCAATTTTACAGTCTCGCTTGGCATCTGTTAGCTCTGACTCAAAGTGTGCAATAAAGTCAGGAATATTGCCAAGATCGGCAACTACTCGACTGTACCACATCAGTAGTCATCTTCTTGGTTGTAGTTGTCCTCTTCGTCCGGTTCTTCTTCTTCCTCTTCTGCATAGTCTTTGTCATTGTCCAAATATGCAGTCAAGGCTTTTTTAATGTCTGAATCACCTTTGAAGGCCATTCGGATTTCTTCAACATCATGATCGTGATCAATCAGGATAGACACAATGCTTTCGGCAGCCTCCATACGATCTACCACATTGACGTATCTTTTTAATTCGCCCCAAATTTCGCTTGCTACTTCTGCTTCCATATTAATCCTTTCTGTGCATCAGATTGATATTTTGTTTGATACTGTTATATATTTCTTTGTTACCAACCTGGCTATAATGATTTATTTTTCCTGGTTGTTCTTCCCACAATTCAACAAAATCAAGTACATTGGGTTCTGTCACAAACTCTGAATTTCCTGGTAAATTGCTAATCACAATTACATTTGAATTTTTTAAAATTTTGTTTATCTCTGATCGTAGTAATGTATAAATTTTTTTGTAATAATCTTGATCAAAGTGATATTGAAAATATCCAATTGCCGAAGTCAATGACCGATTAAACCAGTATTGAATCCGAGATCCATGATGCTCACAATCTTTAAACATCAAATCAGCATTGCCATGCAATTGATCCGTGGCATGCACCGGGTGATGCGGGGTATGAACACGATACGGACTGGTGTGACTGACTAACACAATATCAAATTGATCTAGATCAGATACCTGTTGCAATTGTCGTAGTATTTTATACTCGCTAACACCGGCCTGTGCCAGATTAGTCACTGAAAAATCACAAGCCAGTAATTCTGGCCATCCAAGGTAATCTTGGTACTTAGACGACCAATCAGCGGCAAAACTGTCGCCAATAATCAGTATTCTCATTATTCTTATTCCTCTTCTACTGTGTCGGCTGTACTTACCTCAGCTTTGATGTTCTTGAAGTCGATCATGACTTTGTCCAGGCACCCATCTTCGTTTGCTTCCCAGGCCTTGCGGAATTGTTTAATTATTTCGCCTTCACTGGTGACAAACACCAAACGATTGCCTTCTTTCTTGAGCATGCCTTTTTTCTCTGCAAGATCAGTCAGGCCACTGTAGGGATTCATACCTGTTTCGTAGGGAATTTTGACCTGCATGCCTTCAAATGGTTTTGCATAACGAGTTTTCATCACTTTACAACCAGCACGTATGCCCATGACTTCGGAGATCTTGTTGCCGTCCTCGTCCTCTTTCAGTTTCATTTTCTTCATGGCCACCACAATGCTTGACGCATAGATAAAGCCTTGGCCACCTGAGATCTTGTCATCTGGATCAAACATGTCTTGACTTGCGTAGGTGTGATTGGTACAAACCATTCCCACATTGAACCCACCAAACATGTTGACTGAATTACGAACCAATGCAGTAAGTGCCTTGGGCTTACGGCCCATGTCACCTTTCATGTCCCCTGCTTCAAATTGATTCACGTCAGTTGGTGTCAACAACATACCCAATGAGTCAATCACCCACAACACCTTCATGCGCTCACCGTCTGGCAGGGCTTTGTAGTCAATCATGAATGTTGAAATGGCCTTGGCCACATCATCAATCATGCTCATGTTCAGTTTGAGCAATTTATCTGCGCCAGTGTCCACACCCAGTGCATGTAGCCATGTCTCATCCAGTGCGTTTTCTGTGTCAACCAAGATAACAAAAATACCTTGCTCTTGTGCGTTCTTCACAATGTTACCCGAACAGATATAACTCTTGCCTGCCCCAGATTCACCAGCAAACACTGTGATCTTGCCCAAGGGAATGCCTCGATTGAAATCTCCACTGATGAGATAGTTTAGGGCAAAGTTGCCTGTTGAAATCCAGTCTGTTGGATCATTAAATCCAATGCTTAGGCCTTCAATGCTTTTGGTAATGTCCTTGCGGAACTTGCTTACGTCAAATGGTTTTCCCATGTTTTTCCTTAATTTAAATGTATAGAAAAATTATTCTCGTTGCTGAGATTTTTAAAAATTAATTTACGATAGTGTGTCAATCGATCTTGTAAGTCTGGTATGTTGCCAATGTTCAAGTGCTCGCCACTTGGTATCCGATTATGTCTAGCACACCATTGCAAATACTCCGTACTTAGCGGGATGGTCTGACAAGGAAGTAATTGTAAACTGACATACCCCAATAATTCATCAAATGAATTTTCGTCTTTGTGCTCTAGATCAACATCAGACCACCGAAATTTGTCGTACAAGAGACGACCACGATGTCTGAATCTCAAACAAAAATTTGCATAATTGTTGGTCAATATTGATTTATCAAAAATGTTTGGAAATTCCAGCCGTTCGCGATTAGCTGTTTGAAAATGTATTTTACTAAATTTGTTCTCCAGTTTATGAATCAATAGATTGATTTTGTCATACTGTTGATCTTTTTCCAATTTTAACAACAAAATTGCCACGGGTACAAGTCTTTCGCTGTCCGGAAACATATCATGTATTTGTTCTGCTATTCCGCCAAAATTGTTTTGATGTCTCTTGGCATCTATGTTGTAAATTATCTTTTGATAATTTACCCAGTCAGCGTGTAATTTGTTGAGGTTATATTGACTGAAATAGTCTTCCGCGTTGAACGTGTCAAAAGTGCTGTCGACCAGTTCAGAAATCCAACTGTTGGTATCAACAATACTTGAATGCAATTGATCAACCAATTGACTGGTTTCTTTCACCCAATCTGTTCCTTCTAGAGAAAAACAATTCAGCCCCGACTGATTCAATTGATGCACATAGTATTCGAGCACTTCAGAATTGACACTGACTAAGTCAATCTGATCGCCGGTTTTATCAAAAACAATTTGAAATTTCATTTTTTTAGATAACAGGCGGCCGACGGCCGCCTGTGTTATCTATATTACGATTTGTTCTGACGGCTACGGATCATGGCCAGAATGTCCTGGGCATTTTGTCCACTGACTGCAGGTTTGGCCACTGGCGCGGCTGCTGTAGGAGTGTCGTCGTCAAAGTCACTTGCTGGTGCAGGTTCTGCCACTTTGAGTGCTGGCTTGGCTGCTGGTGCAGGTGCGTCTTCGTCAGCATGCGCGGTTCCGGCACCACCGGGTGCTTGTACACCTGCAGGACGGAAGTACTGACCCCAACGTTCTGTGTCGTAAGGTTGTCCATCTACTGATGCTTCAAACATCTCTTTGATCACCTTGAGTTCAACATCGCCCGGCTTCTTGGGCAGGAATGTGCTCAGGTCATACAAGCCGTGTGTTTCAATAGCAGCCTGCTCAGCTTCGGTCAGTGCAGACTCTTTACGTGCCCACTTTGATGTTGAGTAGTCAGCAAAGCCACCTTTGGCAGTCTTTGACACACGGAAGTCCAGCCCGCGCAGAGCGTCTGTTGGCAATTCTTCCAATTCTGGATCCATCAGCGCACCTTTGATGGTGGCAAAGATTTGTGGTCCAATGATGAAACGTCGGATGGGATTTTCTGGAGTCTTGTCTTCGCTCAAGGGGTTTTCACGCACAAAGCCTTGGAAAATGTAACTGCGTTTTTTCCAGTATTTGCGACCCATTTCTTCAAGGCTCTTGTCCTTGAACCAGGTGCGTACTTCGGCCAAGATAGGGCATGCATCGCCCCACATTTCCACACAAGGTACTTGTACGTACACTTGTTTGCTATCCCCTTCGCCTTTGATGCCAGCAAAAGGCAAACGAATCATTGCTCGTTCTTGCCAGAAAAATGTGTTTTTGGTATTTGCGTCGGGAAGGAATCTCAGTGTTGCATTTTGCCCTTCTTCCATGTTCCAGTGTGGGTAAATTGAATTGTCTCCACCTGTTTGGCTGCCGCCTTTGTTGTTTTCTGCTGCCTGTAGTCGTGCTCTGATTTCTGCTAAAGATGCCATAGTTTTTCTCCTTGATAAGTTGCCTATGTTATGTTGCCTATCTAAATGTTTAGATCTTGGTTGCCTGTGACTCACAAACAAAAAAGCGCAAACACTGTAGTAGTATATGCGCTTTTTGTCTACGTGTCAATGTTATTTATGATCAAGTTGTTCTAAATTAAAAATATCATAGGGCTTTTGCTGAAGTTGTTGTTGATTGTGAGCAAACACATCAAGATTGGCTAGAAAAAGATCATGCAAGGTGTGTCGATCGGAGGTTATTTTTTTCAAACAGTTAATGTATGCAACGAATCTTGGTTCGTCGGCAAGGTTCTCCCAGTCATTTATTTTTTGATCCTCGATGTTGTCCCAATCAAGATTGATGCCAACCGGCAATTGCCAACCATGATCGACCAGGGTTTGGTAATAATGTCTGGGACCAAAATTCAATACAAATCTGCCTTGAATCAAATGGTCATATGTTTTTTCGCAAAATATCACATTGTGGCCTTTGATCAATGATTCCAGTTGAGCAGACACATAGGTGTTGTCAAAAAATCTTCTTGCCGGCGGAGTTGCAGTCAATTTATCATGATTTGTTTCACCTGTGTCGCATGGCAACACTGTTTCTGTTGTGAGTCCACCATGAAAGCCGGGTATGTGATTGATTGAGTTGTACAAAATACTTTTTAGGGCCCGGTTGTTTTGGCCATACAAAGACAATAAAATCGATGAGCGTTGATCTAATGATACAGGCCATTGATTGAAATTTTTTGAGTCAAGTTGTTTCCAAGTGGATTTTTTTTCAAGGTATGCGTATTTGCATCTATTCCAATAAAAATCAAAATGCACAACATTGTTTAAACCAGGAATAGGATGTTTACAAATGGTTACCAAACTGGTTGGCAATATTTTTTGAAAATATTTTAACATTTCAGTGGGTTGATCTTGAAAAATTGGATTGGCATGAAATATATCATAAAAAACCAATTTTTGAATGGCGTGAGTTTTTATATAGCGTTTGAGTGTTTTTTTTGTGTATAGTTGTCGCCGACTATCGGGAGCAATTTCATATGCCCAATAATCTACCCACAACTCACGAGATGATTGGTTTTGCACAATCGGTAGCCACTGAGGACAACCAAAGATGCACGGATCACTGCCTGGCATTAACGCTACTTCGCGCATGTTTTATTTGATCAGAGCCAGTGATTTTATTCTTGCCAAAAGTGCATCGCCTTCTTGAATATTGGTTTCTTTGCCTTCGTAGTAGCTGCCGGTCATTGCGGCATTGTAGTTGATTGGGTCTTGAGGTGCTTGTGCTTCGCCCATGCTGTAAGGCATGCCCACTGCACCACCATCTTCATACATGCTGCCACATTCCATTAGACCGTGTTCGGGGCAGTACTCACCTTCCATGGTCATGTTGCAACTGCCTTCTTTTATTTGTGTGTTTTTGTCTAATTGATCTGCAAAATGAGCAATTGCCGGACTCTTGCCCGCCATGTATGCATCAACTGCTGCACCTTCGTCAATGCCAATGTCGGCTGCGAAACGGTCACTGATCCATTCATATGGATCACCATCGCGAGCTTTCTTTGTACCATAAGGCATGTCATCAAAGTAGTAGTCATACAACGCATCATACAGTGCGTCACTCATGTCACCGTTTTGGGTGAAATCTTTGACATCACGCTTGAATGTGTTTTTGATGTGTTCTAGTGTGCTGCCTGTTGAATCGGTCAACACGCTTTCTTTCACCGGTACGCCCGCATATTTCAGCATGGTATCAAGTTCTGCGTTTTCTGCTACAGCTTGTTGTGCTGGAATACCAATTGTAAATGCACCGCCCACAGGTTGATCAAATCTCCAACCTTTTTGTCTAAATATATTGTAGTATGGGTTGATTGCTTTGGTAATATTTTGCATTGTTGCGCCATCATTACCAGTTGGAACTATGTATCCACGTGATGGTGGATATGTACGGTCGTTGGGATCTGGGTTTATTACTATTTTAATAGTACCGTCTTGATTTGAAAAATCTTTTACAGTCGCACCAGTTGCTTTTTGCAATGCCTGTATAATTTGTTGAGCATACTGTTGTGTTGCTTTGGGATCTATTTCAGTGGCCGGAATTGCTTCCGCCATGCCTTGCTCTTTTACAGGGGGTGCGGTGTCTTGGTCAACATCAGCAGGTTCTGATTCAGTGCTTTGCGGAGTTTGAATGCCCAGTTCGGCCAGTCTGCGTTGTACATCTGAGTCGTCCCAACAGTTGGCACGACCTGCACTACGATCCGCCAAGTCATTGAGGATATCAAACAGTTCGTCATCGCCCACAAGGTCATACAACTGTTCAGTGGCATTGACAGCGTCAGGACCAACTATGAGTTCACTGCTCATCAGCTGGTTGAGTTTTTCTTGTTGTTCAGGAGTTTCTGGCAAGGCCCAAGTGCCTTCACTGAGGTTGTTGATCCAGTTTTCAAATATTTCAGCTTCTTTCATTTTTGTTCCTTGTTGTTGTATCTTGGCCAGTGTGGGCAAGGCAGCTTCAATTCTAGCATCCAGTGTTTGTTCCACAAACAGGTCGCGTAGATTTTCTACTAGAGCTTCGGCCTCACCTGTTTGGTCCGGCGCCCAGCTTTCGAAATATGCTTGATAGCCACGTGGGCTGCCAAGATGCTTGACGGTTTCTTGTAGGTTGTGATAGTATCGCTGTGCGCTTTCTACCAGTTCTTGTGTGACACCTTCGAACACACGATGGTTTTGCGCACGGTTGAAACGACTTAGCACAGCCATTTCTCCGACAATTTCTGTGATGTGGTTGCCACGCACATCATACGGACGTCCGCCTGATCGCACATGTTCCAGCATGGCTCTACCGCCTGCCAGACTTTTGAATGGCAAACGAAAACGTTCTTGGTCTGCTGTTTCAATAAACAAACTTTCCACATAACGAAAACGCTTGTCATTTTCACCCAGCACACGATTGTGATTGATCACCAGTCTGGCCTGTGTCTGCTCGCCCATGTAGCTGACCCGACGATTACCATAGTAGCCTTCAAACAGGCCTTCCTTGATGGCAGCAATGCCAGCCAAGTTATGTTTGAGTTTGTTGATTTCTGTGGGCGTCCAGGTTGCCGAATGACTGGCTGCTTGGTTGCTGAGTTGTTCCAAAAAGTCAAACCATTCTTGTTTGTCTTCGGGTTCCATGCCCCTGCCCAGGTTGTCTCCGTAGTACAAACTCAGTTCGTCATTGGCAATCACGCACACTGCTGTGCCGTAGTTTTTGCCCGAATTTGCCATGTAGTCAAATTTTATAGTGGTGGCGTCACCGGCTTCGGTGGGCTGGCCTTGTTTGTCAAAGTATTCTGGGTCAAAGTTTTTTGTAACCAGAAAGTCTGCTAGATCTTGAGGTAATGCTTCCATTGTCATAGTTGTGTATTTAGCGCAGCATTGATATGAATGGCATGGGCTCGATGATGTTGTCTCCGTGATCTTTCATGCGAGAATCCAACTCTGCGTGATAAGTCTGCAACATCATCAGCATGCGCACAACCAACAGCGAGCTCATCACAAGGTCATCAGTTTCCCCGGGCTTGGCAGCATAGCTGCCCCCGGCAGCAACAAAGGTTTTGAGTTCAGAGATCAAGGGTCTGCTGTACAGCTTCATACGCCCAGATTCCACAAGAATTTTAAACTTGTTGCATGCCGTGAGTTTGGCCTTGTTTGTGGTATTGAATCCTTTGCGGAATCTACGTCCAGTTGTGCCTGTGACCGAATTGTCGCTGAGAAAATATCCCCGGATGTTCTCTTCCCCGTACTCGTTTATACTGATCAGTGCAGCTTCGCCAATGGTGTTGTTTTCCACTGAATAGTAGATCTTCTTGTCATCTTTGGTGACATCGTACAGTTCAGTTACTATGTCGGCCAGCAGTTTGACCTGTGTGGGAATGTCTGTTCGATTGTGGCGCCACTCGGCCACTTGCTCTGTGGTGTCTGCTTCAAACACCTGTATGGCAGCAGGGTCGCCACCAGTGCCCAGACTGGGATCCAGGGCCACAATGTATATCTTGTCTCGGCTGGGTTTTTTGTACCAACGCACTTGTCCTGTGCGGCTTGTGGGTTCTACACCTTCCAGGTCCAGCAGTTTGGTAGGAGCAATCAATGTCTCATCATTGATCACAAATTCACATTCCATTTCTCTGCGGAATCGATCTTCACCCAGTTGTGCCAACTGCTCTAGTCCCCACTTTTCATCCCTGTCAGGATGTTCACGCCAGTTGCTTCTAAAAGCTCGGAATCCATTGATGCCCAGTGTTGTGGTATTGCCATGCTCGTCTTCACATTTGTTGGCACCTTTCCACAACAGTGCAAATTGATCCTCATCTGAGTTAGGCGTTGATGTAATAATGGCCTTACCACCTGTGGCCAAGGTGGGTGAAATACTAGTCCAAAACTCTCTGGCAATGGTGGGTCGCACAAACGCAAATTCGTCAGCGTACAGCAGGGAAATACTCATACCCCGTCCTGTTGTTTCTGTGGTGGTCTGTGCAACTATACGTGATCCGTTTTCAAATTCCAGACTGTTTTTGTTGTAACTGGTAGCACCTGCTCGTATGTGATTGGGGCACAACTCATAAGCATATCTTATACGTTGCATGATCTCCTGCGCACCGGTGTATTTGTGTGCGGCCACTAGAATGGTTGAGTCTGGCACAAACATTGCATACCACAGCAGATACCCGGCGGCCGATGTGGACTTGCCAGTTTGTCGAGGCATCAAACTTATTGAATATCTGTAGTTGTGATATGTTTCAATCAGTCGGGTTTGATATTCAAATGGATGATACAACATCTTGCCACGTGTGGGATGTTGAATATAAAAGAAATTGTCCATGAAGTACAAGGGACCAGTCACCGGGTCAGCACAGGCTGCAAACTCCCGCAGTTCTTGTTCGGTGTAGATTTCTTTGCGGTGTGGTGCTTTGACCAGAACTGTTTCTAAATTTTTTGGTGTAATCATAATGGTGTTATCCATGTGTACGATGTAACTCTGAACAAGTCTGATGGGGTCAGCATGGCATGCCACAGCAGCGGTCTATATCCTTGTGCATCTGCTTGATTGATCATGATATAACCAGAATTGGGCTGTTCTGGTGTTTGATATCGCAAGGTTGCAGGATCCCGGTACCAATAAAAAGCTGTGCCCGGGCCCACCCAGGTCAGGTGCATGCTGCCCGGCATTTCTCCATCAGTGTGCATGCTGCATGTAAAACCTGGTTCATCCAGCCACCAAGCTGTGCCCGAATACGAATGCAGTTTTCTGCCCACTTGTTGTTCAATCATTGGCCATTGACTGCTGACTTCTTGATGCCACTGGTCAATCCAGGAAATAGCCGTGTCAGTGATGCGTCTGCGAGACCAGTTTTCTTGTCCTTCCTGTCGCTGCCAAGGCAAGCTCATCCAGTCAGTTGCTAGAACTTGACTGGCCAGTTCTGCGCTGACAGCATGTTCTACTCTAAACAAATTGTTTTCTGCATCCACTGAAGTCACAAACACAACTGTATCTCCGGCCATAGTCTTTCAAATTGTCCCTGTGTGTCAGAGTGATATTGTTGTTCTATTTTTTCGGTGTGTTCACGCAGTTGTGGTCTCAAGTCTTGTTTTGATTGCAAGTTTTGCAACACTGTTTCAAAGAACTGTTGCTCTGCTGGCAAACAAATGTTGTGAGACAATAATTTTTTGATTTCATCTTGTGCCAACACCACAATATCTGTGCCCAGGTTGCTGGGATCCAAACAGTCAGGTTGATACAAACTCTGCCAGTGTATGGTCAACTCACGTGATCTTGCAAACTCCGTCAGTGCCAACAAATTGGTTGCGTTATAAACATTGTACACAGCATGAATGCCGCCCCAGTGCCCTTGATCTTTTATGAGTTGCTGTATGCTGTCTAAGTTTTTCAATAACAGTGTCCATGAGCCACCGTGACGTACATATTCAAATCGATCTCCAACATTGTCAAAGCTCAGACTCCAGCCCACGTTCTTGCGTTGAGCCAACTTTTTAAACACACGATTGTTTTCTAGTTCAACACTGACATTGGTTATCAGGGTAACCACACAGTCCGAGGGTATGACATCTAGCAGTCGATCATTTTCTGGCAATAGCAAGGGCTCGCCACCTACCAGGGCCACTTCACGTATGTGGTCATGATGTTGTGAAAGATAATCACACACTGCTTCATAATAAGGTCTTGCACCGGATGCCACAGACATTTGTTTCAGTGCAGCCCATTTTGAGCTGCAAGCTTCTGCACAGTAGTTGCACGAAAGGTTGCAAGTGGTATTCCAACGCACATCAATCAGAGTGGGACGATGTTCAGTGTCTTCAGCAGTTTGACAATCAAACTCTGGGCTGACATTGTTGTGCCAATCTCGTTCACTGCGACCATAGCGTTCGGCCTGCACGCAGTTGTAGCAATATGCGTGCGGTTCCCCGCGACGAATACTTTGACGTATTTGTTGCATCACAGGGCCATGCAATATTTGTTCAATGGTTTGGCTGTTGAGATTGCCCAGCATGTTGGGGTCACCAGCACAGCAGGTTTTGACGTCGCCTCGAGGATTGATATGCAAGCCACGCCAGGGGGCTGCACAGTAGAAATTGCTCATACCGTATTTACGGCAGGATTATTGGCACCAACTTGTTTTGGCTTCGCCGTAGTATTCTCTGGCATAGCCATTCACAATCAACAGGCCACGCAGGCTTTGTCCGTTGAGTAGGACATCGCCCAGCACACGCCCGCCATACTTGTCCCAGTCCATGATCACAATTTGGCGTTGTGTGGCTTGTGCGATTGCATTTTTAGTAAATGCTGTGGCTGCTTCTCCACGCTGTGCTTCACTGGCACAGGCAGCACGGTGTCCTTTTTCAGGAGTGTCCACTCCGTACACTCTAATGCTGAGTTCTTTTTTCAGCGGATCTGGCAAGAACGGTGCTTGGAATGCCACTGTGTCACCGTCTATGACTCTGGTGATTTGTGCGTCATAGGTCACACCGGGCTTTTGTTTGGGTTGTGCAACGGCCAGCATGGGCACAACAAGTAAGAGTAAGAAGAGTTTTTTCATTTGTTTTTTTAAGCTACTTGATATGTGCCAGAAAGATCAAAATGTGCGCCCGATTGCCAGGCGCCTGTGGCCGGAGTGTTGAATTTCCAAACTAGATCAGTGGTGCTACCAGAATAGTATAGTTTCATGACTGTGGTGCTGTCAACGACGTCT